GGACTCCATAATGGACAAAGCCCTACAAGAATATTACGAAGCAAGGTTTGATATGATGTCTACTAAGGGATGGAAAGATTTCTTAGAAGACGTTGAAACAATAGTAGGTAGTTATGACAATGTCATGGCTATTGAGAATGAAAAAGATTTATACAAGAAGCAAGGTCAGTTAGATATTCTTAACTGGGTATTGAATCTCAAGCAAACTTCTGAGAAAGCCTGGGAGGAACTCAATGCCTAAGAGGATATTTGAATTTCGTTGCGTTAAAGATCACGTAAGTGAAAAGTATGTTGATGATGAGGTTACTTCTGTAGAGTGTCCTCATTGTCATAACGATGCTTCACGCATTATCTCGTCACCCATGTTCAAGCTAGAGGGCTTCACAGGAGCGTTTCCAACAGCTTACGATGCATGGGAAAGAAAACGTGCTGAAGCAATGAGAGTCACTCAAAAGCGTAATGCCGAGTGACATTTTAAATTTCCTAGAATCCAATTTGGACAGGAGGATGATGTGGCTAATTTTATCGAACCGCAAGAAGACGAAGAACAAGTAGACGACATTAATTCTATTGAGCCTCAAGCTGAGGAAACTCAAGTAGAGACTACCACAGAAGTTACCCCTGAAGTTACTCAGGAAGCAGAAGTAGAAGAAGATCTTCCTTCTAAGTACAAGGGTAAAACTGTAGCTGAGATTATTAAGATGCACCAAGAAGCTGAGAAGCTCATTGGTAAGCACGCTCAAGAGGTAGGAGAAGTTCGTAAACTTGCAGATGAGTTAATCAAGCGACAACTCGATGCACCTGCAAAGGTAGAAACAAAAGCCACTGAAGAAGACGAGATTGACTTCTTTGCAGATCCTGAGAAGGCTGTAAGCAGTAAGATCGAGAAACATCCTGCAATCAAAGAGGCAAAGCAACAAGCCTTGCAGATGAAGCAAATGCAAACGTACAATCGTTTGAATCAGGAGTTTCCAGACTTTATGCAAACAGTACAAGATCCAGAGTTTGCTGAATGGATTAAGAAGTCTCCAGTTCGTATGCAGTTGTACACAAAAGCAGATGCCGAATTCGATTACGACTCTGCTGCTGAGTTGCTAAATACATGGGGATATATTAAACCTAAAGCAGCACCTAAGCAAGAAGTGCCACAAGAAATCTTTAAGGCACAGAAAGCTGCAGTGCAACAAGCAACAATGGATGTTGGTGGTGCTTCTCCGAGTACAAACTCTACAAAGGTTTATCGTAGGGCTGATCTGATCCGACTACAGATTGAGAATCCTGACCGTTATGTGCAGATGCAAGATGAGATCATGGCTGCGTATGCGGAAGGGAGAGTTAAATGACAAACTAATTTAGGAGATTTAAAATGGCACTTGGAACCAATCATGTAACAAAGACTACCGCTGATAAGTTTATCCCTGAGATTTGGAGTGACGAGATTATTGCTGCTTACAAACAGAATCTTGTTGCTGCTAACCTCTTCTCGAAGATGACCTTCAAAGGTAAGAAGGGTGATACTCTTCATATTCCTAAGCCCACTCGTGGTTCTGCTTCTGTTAAGCAAGCATCGACTCAGGTTACTCTGATTGCTGCTACTGAGACAGAAACTCAGGTTCTTATCAACAAGCATTACGAGTACAGCCGACTCATCGAGGACATCGTTGAGGTGCAAGCACTTGCTTCTATGCGTAAGTTCTACACGGATGACGCTGGTTACGCTCTTGCTAAGCAGGTTGATACTGACCTTATCCAGCTTGGTCGTACTGCCAATGGTGGTGCTGCTGGTGCTGATTACGACACTGCTTATCTTGGTGCTGACGGTACTACTCTGTATGTTGACGGTACTAATGTAGGTACTGCACTTACGGATGCAGCTATTCGTAGGACTATCCAGCGTCTTGATGATGCTGATGTTCCTATGGACAACCGTTTCCTTATCGTTCCTCCCTCTGCTCGTAACAGCTTGATGGGTATCGCACGCTTTACCGAGCAAGCATTTGTTGGTGAGGTTGGCGGTCAGAACACGATTCGTAACGGTCAGATTGGTGACATCTATGGTGTGAAGGTATTCGTTACTACGAACGCTGACACTGCTACGACTAACACCAGCCGTATCGCTC